CCCTTCAACACAGTACCTGCAGCAGCCCATGGAGAGTTACCATATGTTCCACTATCTGTAACAACTTGGGTCGCTGTAATGTCACCAGCAGCCGGATATACCCTGTATTGCATTTGCATACCACGAATGCTAGTAGCAGTTGCAGTCTTCAAATATGGTCCTAATCCAGTCCATCCTGATCCCGGAGCATAAGATCTCTGATACGGCGCTGCCACCGGGTTTGTAGCAATTGATCCAGGACTAGAACAGAACGTGGCAATTGCCAAGTTGTTCGCTAGTGCAGCATTACCAATGTTCAAAGACAAAGTCAATGGTGAACTGATAAGACCAGCTACGGTGCCAGCAACAGACAGTGGATTCGTCTGTGCAAGACCAGAAGTTTTTGCCATCCCTACCATCCACAAACTTCGGCTATAGATGTTATTTGTCTCAGCACCGTTATGCACAGTAATCGTAGTACCAGCAGGAATGCGTGTGGTACATCTACCAAATGCCTGTTGAATATAAGCATTTGTTCCAGCTACTTGGATTGCACCAAATGTTAATGCAGCAGCACCAACGCCATACGTTACAGTATGAGCAATAGGTACTGTAGCTTCAGCGCCACCACCGATCGCGAAGATCACATAGTCACCAACTTCTACATCATCAGTGGTGACAAAAGTCAGGATATTGCCTGTAGTGACGTATGACCCTCCTTCTTTATACCCAATAAACGTGGGAACAAGAGAGGATCCAGCTGCACGAGATAGAATCACAGTTTGTGCAGGGACTCCGACGGTAGATTCTCCTTCGTTGATGACCTTCATCGGAACGTAATACTGAGGCTCTGCTGAGGAAGCAATTCGTCCCTGTGCATCAACTGCAGCATACAATGACCCCAGTTGTGATGGTACATATGCTCCAACACCAGCATTGTAACGTAGTACTGACAAGTCTGTCGGTGTAGTATCTGACACGTCTACAAACTGAGTTAATGGTGAAGCCTTATCTGCTTTAGCTGCCAAACCTGACGCGATCTGAGCCGCTACATAGGCTGCAACCTTTGCCACTGCAGGCACACGTACGGCATCAGTACCTGTCGTCATCTCTGCTGTACTAGCCAACTCGACAACGCCAGATGCGCTTTCGGTTGCTGCTGCTACTCCTGGGATCGTAGCCAAACCTGCTGCAATCTTAGCCGCCACATATGTCTTGACCCGCTCGACTGAAGGTACTCTAGTAAGATCAGTACCAGCTGTCATCTCTGCTGGGGTGGCTAATTCGACATTGCCTTCAAGACTCTCAGTCGCCGATCTAGATGCTTGAAAGATGCCCTCTTCCATGTGCTCAAGATCTGCCGAAAGAATAGGAGTTACCGTTGATGGATCGTCTTGCCAGTCATCATGAACCTTTGTATACGCCACAACAACCCCTTTCTATCCGGATGAATTCATTTGAGCACGTCGCTCAGCATTTACTCTACGATATTGTTCTGCCTGTTGAGCTTTGCTCATAGGCTTGGGTTTGGTTTGTTTAATCCCAACAATTTTTACTAAAGTCATGAGGCGGTTCAAATGCCAAGTTTCAACCTCGAAAGGAATATTGAATTGAACCAGCCAGTAGTAAATTAATTCTGATGTTACTATTTCATTACTAGATTTTTGACTTGGGTCTTCTCGAAACCACGTTGCAGATTGTTTGTCATTGATGTAGTCAGTAATACTTTCAATGTTGTCTGGTGAAAGTCTGTTTAATAATTCATCAGAAACATTTTCTGTAATTAGCATGCATTTAATGTATGATGCACCTTCTTCAGAAGTTTTTTCATCCTTACCAAAGAAGGCTTTCTTATATTGTGACTCCCATTTGGACAGAGAAATCAGAGAATGCTCAAAGCAGAGCTCGACGGGATCTTCTTCGTCGGTAGCTGATAGAATGATAGTGAGCATCCTCTAATCCCTTCTGTAGTCGATTTAGAAGTTGAAAGTCCAGTCAGTATCGCCAACCAAGACATAAGAATCAGTAGTGGGATGCGCCGTAACCTGGGCAACTTGACCAGTAGTAAGCGCTGGCTGAGCACCAGTAGCCTTGTTGACGCCATTGACCTTCCACTGAACACCAACAACAACTGGCAAGGTAACAACGTGTGTACCAGCGACATACGTCGGCTGATTAGCAGGAGTACCCATAAGAACACTAGTAACACCTGCACCGAAGATTGCAATAACTGCAGCCGGTGTCGGAAGTTGCGGACTACCGGACTCTCCATACAGAAGATTCTCAAGTGTAAGGAGATCTGCAGGATCAACCTTAGTCGAGTCGATAACAAGCTGAGAGGTCGGCTTCAAAGTACCACCAGCGCTAATTGGAGTCGTTGCAACCTCCCATGAGAAGGTAATCGCCTCGGGGGAGTCATTAATCGTGGCATAAGCCTTCTCAGAAGGGGCAGCAGTCGCACCATAGATCAAGTGCAGCTTATAACCAAAGTCTGAACCATCAACATCGTTACCAATATTTGTACGGTAAGCAAATCCGAAGCTACCACGACCCTGTTGACCGACGGTAACGCCGACCTGCGGGGTAGAGACACCATCGAACTGTAGGAATTCGTCTGGGAAAGTAAAGGCTTCGATCGTTGCACCAAATTCCTCGGCCGATCGAATGTCCAAGTACTTAATATTGTCGGCATACAACGCCGTGGCCTCGGCACCGGAAGGCGACTCCGTGACTGTTGTGAGGCCATTCCAGGCTACACCGTTGTTATAGGCGCCGCTCCCATCAGGGATGTAGAGAACACCGTGGTCAACGCCCGTTTCGTACCGACGCTCCCCGGTGTTGTCCCAAGTAAGTCTAGCCATTCTGTTTCCTCCTAGTAGTAGATCGAGAAGACGTCATGGTTAAGACCGGACGTCACAAAGTGGCGATTAAATGCACTAAATTGAAGTTTCGCAAGTGCATCAACCGGATCACCATCGGGGTTTTGATCAATGTACGTAACTTGATAACGCTGCCGAAGATTATAGACTAGATTATCGCTTCTCAAAACAGATTGGTTATCGCGTTCGTAGACAATGCAAGGATATTGCATCTGTCGATCGGGAGGTGGTTGAAAATACACGTTGTCGCTGCCCAATAACTCAGTTAAAACGTCATGGAACAACAATCGACGGGCGAGCCCCATTGTATACACCCCCCAATGAGAGGATTAGACGGGGTCTCTCTACCTCGACCGAATCAACGGCCCAGAGAAACCCCGTCCACTCCACGTACTTGATCTGAAGATAGTTCCCTAATGCGTACGCATCGGCAACGATTGAAATCCTGTGTTGCAAACGGATATCATCGTTAACTTTCTCGGACGCTGATGTTGAACGCAAATCATTGAGAACGTCTCCATAATAGGCCCGCTCAGTGATCTCGTCCGACCACACACCCTGTACGGCTTCTTCAGATACTCCGTATCCAATTTTTCCGTAGAAGCGTGCCATGTCGCCTCAGTTCTATGCGTTGTGAGTGAAGTCCCACTCGTCATTTGCATTGTCATCGAAGTACTTGCCTGCGGCAGGAACTGCGATAACGTGAAGCGACTGACCCTGAGCAAGCGTCGTCGGTGCACCAGTCGTGAGCACTGCACCAGCAGCAGTGTCCTGGTGGTAAGAAACACTAGTCACGGTCGGGACAGTAACAACGTTATTGACAAAAGCTGGCTCGGTCGGGTTAGCAAGACGAGCATCCGCAGCAGCCTGCGCACGAAAGACCAGAGCCGACTTAGGAATGGTCAGAGCACCCGAAACACGAGTCTCGATCAGATAAAGCAACTTATTGTAGTCCAGGTCGAAGTCGTCGAACATAGTAACCGCACCACCACGGTCTGCACCCATGGTGTAGTCTGCAAGGTTAACCATAATCCCGACTAGAGTGGAGTCACGCTCCATGATCTCAACCGGAACCACTTCCCGAACACGAAGAACGGCAGCGATGTCAGCAAGAGTGTTGTAGATACGACGACCAAAGCTGTCCTTCACCGTAAGGAACTGACCAATAGTGGCCTCGGTGGTGTAGAACGTCGGGGTACCCGAACCCTTGTAGTAGCGACGGTGACTGATGGCCGCGTCAACGAGCTCCTCGATAGAAGAGGTAGCATCGAGAAGGTTGACGTTGACCGTAGTCACATAGAGCTCAGCATCAGTAGCAACTGGACGAATCTTGGTCTCGATGATCTTGTCAACGTCGCCAATGGACCGACCGTCACCACAAAGAACAGCACCAGCAAGCTCTTCGTCGAGCATGACTCGCATCTCAGCCTTCAACCAGGCCACGACGTCAAGGTCGACAATGTCGATCACGTCATCGCGGTCGAGCTTCTGCTTCTTGTAGATCGTCTGAGGAGTGGTCTCTCGCTTAGACATCTCGAAGAACTCTTCGTTCTTCAGATTGCCCTTAACATAACCACGAGCACGAGCCTCGTCTGGAGTGATGTCAGCAGTCACGCTCTTGATGCGCGAGAAAGGACTCTTACGAACTGCACTCAGAACGTTATTCACCCACTCCATACGGCGGGAAATGAACTGAGGTGAGGTCTCAAGCAACTTGGCATCCGGGAACAAGTAGTCAATGTTTTCGATACCATGTTGAAGTTGTCCATCAACAGTAATACCAGTAGTAGTTACGAAGTTCTCAACCGCCCTCTTGAGGGAGCCATTCTGCTTAGCGTCCTCGACGATTGCACGAACGTCGTCGTGTGAGAGGTGAACCTGGGAAGGAGCGCCGCTTCCGCCGCCCTTAGCCTGGTCGAACACATTATGCGTCATGCTGTTGTCCTCCTGGGTGTCGTTGTGCTGGACGGCGTCGCCGGCCTCAGCGTCTGAATCGTCGGAGCTTTCAGAGTCTTCAGAGCCGTCAGACTCATCAGTCTCGTCAGATCCATCGTTGTGCTGGACGGCGTCTTCGGAGACAGCGGAGTCACTAGACTCTTCCGCATCCTTAGAGTCATCGGTCGTGTCCTCACCTTCAGGTGAACCCACAACATCGCCTTCAGTGTCACCGTGACCCATCGTCGAGTCACCGCTTTCAGCAACAAGGGCTTGGCTAAGAAGATAGTTAACAGCATTTGCCTGCTTCTCGTCCAGAGTATCCAGAACGTCCTGAATAGTCTCTTCCTTGTCTTCAGTTGCTGTAGCATGAACAAGAGTTCCACCAACCTCGATCTCAAAGCCAGTCGTAATCAAGGCTTCATCTGAGAGGTTATCGAACTCCCCATCTCCATGAGCAATAGAGATGTTATCAATGAAAGCACCAGGATTGGCACCACCAAGCACGAGACTAACCTCGCGGATGTTTCCCTTGATGACATCCTTGGCACGAGTCGAAGCGTCAGTAACTCGCTCGACAAGTTGATTTGCCCAAATAGAGAGGAACTTCACGTCTCCGTGCTTTACCATCTCCTTGGCATGCTGCCCGGCGGCCGTTGCATTGAAAAACGCATGACAGTAAGTACCATCATCACGCTTTTCAAGCTTGACATGACCAAGCACGTTTGTGGGCTCCTCATGACCGTGCTGCCAGACCAATGGGACCATATTACCGTCGTTCTGGTCGAAGGCGCCAGCGAGAATGGTCCGCCCATCGCTGCACCTCAGATTGTTTCGAGTGGCATAGCCACTGAAATCCGCTGTTTCCACGGCGGTGTCCTTTCTGCTGGTTGAATGTAGAAGCATAACATCATTGAGTTTCAAGTCAGAATCAATAAAATCAGCATGAGCAAAATGTGCAAGAGAGTTTGATGCTGCTGTTAATTGTCTTTTGGCTTCACTCAATGTTTGCTGAATATTAGAAATTCGAGTGGTTAGTTGTTCAACACTCATAGAAGAAACGCTTGCCGGAGAAGAATCAGACGTACTTGAGTCTTTTTGCTTCGAAGAAATTTCGGCTTTATGTGTATCTCTATACTTTTTAGAAGCCGTCTTTTCTTTAACAGTCGACTTCCCATCAGAATTTTCCTTCTTCGACTTAACTTCAGCTTGACGCTTCTCACTCAGAGCTTGTTTGGCCTCACTGAGGGCCCCTGATAAGGCTACAACCTTTGCTTTGAGTCGGATGACTGCAGCATTGGAGGATGAGGTCTTAGGTGAAACAGTAGGTTTGGGTTTTTCTATTCTACTAGTTCTCCTAGACCCTTTCGAATCGTTGTTGCCTTTTTGTCGACCTTTTAATTGTTTAGTTAACTCATAATAAGCATGAGCTTTTACAGGATCATAGTTAGCAGCACTAGGCATTACACCTCGATCCCGAGATCAGCCATCTGTTTGTTAAGCGCAGCTTCTTCTGGACCAATTTCGCTAGGAGTAGGAGGTTGTGTTGCTCCACTTGTAATTTGCTTGTCCAAAGGCATGTTGCTATTAACCAACTGACTTGCTTGTGGTTCAGCAGATGGCTTAAGCCCAATAGCAGGTCGAAGTTCATTTGGTGTAGCAATCTGGTTTCGACTAAGCGTATCAGCAATGTCTGCAAGTTGACTAATTGGGATCATCTTAAGTGGGGTTTGGAAGTACATGATCTTTTGACCTTGAGTGCGTGCTGTCTTGGTCAGGAATTTCATCGCCATTGCTTCAGTGATCGCAGCCAGAACTGGCTCAATAGTACGGTTCATGTAGTTCAACATCGCAACGTCATCAGCCGTTCCATTCATGATCTCAGCCGTTAGACCAAGTTCATTGAACAGTTGCGTTTGCAGATATTGAACCTGTCCAAGAAGATTATTCTCAACAGATCGATTGAGTTGAGTAATCTTCTCTGTACCATCGGCATATGCAATGCCATAGGTACTACCAGTAAGTTGATCTTCAATCTCAGTACGACGTTTCTGAGCCTGAGTCTTTCTAGCTTCCGACTTAATCACATATGGAAGCTGAATAATAATGTCAAGTTTACCCTTACTCGAAATCTCATCAACATTGTCCATTAAACTAAGTTTATGGACTAGTCGCTGAAGAGTCGAATTAGGTTCATTCATGACAGAATAGAACGGGTTTTCAACGATAGCAACTATAGACTTAGGAACCCAAATATCTTCCT